AGGATGACAAAACGAATCATTGCTGGGTGCAGGATATTGACTCGCCGCAAGCGGTGTACTGGTCGAACCTGCAAGGCGAATGGCGATTTTTTGAGGGCTTGTCGGTCTCCCGACCGCTCAACGGCCGCCGCGTATCGCCCATCCGCAAGCCCCAGGAGCCGCCACAATGACAATCGACTACCACGGCCCGTGCCTGATCCTGCTCGACCGCTCGACCACGGTAGAGGTGCGACGCGGCGGGAGAGTTGAGTCTGTGTCGATGCCCCGAGTCGAACCACCCCACGACGAGCCGAGCGGCCGGCACGTCGAGGATTCCACCAGCCGCAACCAAAGGTGATACATGCCACCGATAGATTACGTTTTTGCCGGCGCATGCCCGGAATTTGAACACATGGGACAACCGATCGCAGTGCACGACGTTGCAAAAGACTGCAAAAAATGCTTGGAGTTGTGGCAGCTACCGCCCGACTTGCCGGATGGCCTCGAGCCCGGATGGCACGCACGACAGCAATTGCCACTACACGGCAATCAACCTGCCGCATTGCCAGCGAGGCAAACCGACGACACGCCTGACGGATGGACGATGGGAAAGCCACACCCAAGCTCACACCTAGCTCAGTCGGCAAAGTGGGCTGCATATGGCATTGACACTAACACCGCTCGTTATCGCGGCGAACTGACTTCTTTCGCCATGATTGCAAGCGAAATGCTGGGCCTGCAAGTGTGTCAGACGGCATCGCATCGCAACACACTGCGCCCGGCACCGCTGGTTGGTGCGTTCGCTCGATGGCTGGATCGACACGTACATCAATCGGATAAGCTCAAGGCTGCTGCAACGCACTATTGGCACTGCGCTGACGAGACAATTCGCGGACACGACATTGGGGGCGCATGGCCAATGATCGTGCTCGCCAGGTGGGTTAATTCTGCTTCAACGTCTGGACTAGATTCAAAAAAGGAAATCTATCGCGCCACGTGCGCTGCCATTGCTGCGAATGTCGCCGGGAGACAGATACTGACTCGCGCGGATCTTGATGAGGCCGCGAAGTCAGCTAGCGAACCGATTCCGTAACGCTCGCCAGCCACCCCGACCAATCGGCCGCCATTCGGGCGGCTGATTGCGTTTCCACCCATCGCCGCAGATGCTCGCCTACGCCGATCCGATGCGCCTCCAGCACGCCCGCCGCAATGTCAGCAGGACACGCCGGCTGCGGTATGCGCCCGACGCGCGGCCACACATCCGCCACCACGCCGACCCTTGTAGACGCTAGCGGCACGCCGGCCGCTAGACACTCCACCGCCGATAGGCAGTAGCCTTCCGCGTCGCTGGCGACTACGCCCGCGTCGCAAGCTCGCCATACGTCGCCAACGTGCTCGACCGCATCGATCACGATGACGCGATCCGACGCGATAGGCCGGTCGCTGCCGCGTCCCGCCATCACGATTGACCATTCGGGCGGCAGGTGCTCGACCGCAGCCACGATCGAGCGTATACGCTTCTCCGGGCTGAATCTGCCGACATAGCCTGCCACCTTGCCGCCGACCGGCAGTCCGAGTCGTTGGCGGGCCTGCTCGACCGTCAGCGTAGATTGGCAGCGATCAAGATCCACGCCATTGGTAATGATTTTGGCTGGCGCCGGACATGGCACGGCCGCGACGTCATGCACCGCCGCCCAATGATCGACGTGCGGGGCCGCCGCCTGCATCCACCAGTCGCCGCACCCATGCGAGACACCCACGATCCGAGGGCCGCGACACCTCGCCAGCGTATCGGCCGCGATCGACCACACGACCAGCACGTCCACAGCCGCCGCCACGGTCGCTGCCGCTAGCTGACCGCTGGCGACCTTGTGGCAGCCGTCGATATCGGCCCCGCTAACGATCGGCGCCCACCTAGCGACCCTCGCCACGCTCAGCGGATCGGCACTCGCCGCCGATCCCACATGGCCTACGATCGGCTCGACCTCGCCGCGCAATCGCCATTCGCGAACCAGAGACGCTAGCCACGATTCGACGCCGCCGACAAGCAGGTTAGGGGTCAGGATGCCGACGCGCAATGCGGTCGGCTTGCCCGTCGGCATAGCGGCCCATTTGCCGAGCGGACAGTCTTCCGTAGCCATGCGAATTTTATTCACAACCGCCCATCCGCCACGGGAAACCCTGCACCCGCACAGCGAACACGCCGACCGGTCGCGATCGTAACGCGGACACTGCTCGCAAACTTCGAACAAACGGTCCGTCTCCGCGTCGGTGCGAGTAGGCCGGCCTGCCCCGAGCCATCGAGCCAGCGCCGCCGCGTAGCCCCGCAGCATCTCTTTTGCGGTTGCCGGATGCTCGACGCCACATTGTCGGTGCGTCTTCGGCTTGCGGGCACGGTAGCCACAATAGATGCAGGTGAGGGCATCGTCGAAAACGCACTGGCTCATGGGATCGCCGTAACCTTGACCACGCTCGGTAGGTCGCAAACTGGATACGTCACCCAGTTCCACGATGGCGCACCGCTTAGTCCGCTATCGATGAGAAACGTCTGCTGACCGATTGGAACTGTCGTAAATAGGCGCGATTCCAGCGTCGTAAGCCATTGGCGGAACGGCGGAAAAGGCGGGATGATCACCTCGTAAAGCCACGTGAATTGGGCCGTCATAAAGGCGCTCAAAAACGGAATTTCAAAGTCCGCCTGCTCATCGCAAATGAAATCATCGTAGTCTATTAGCGTTTGATATTTTGCGAAAATGCTGCCTTTGAAAAACCGCGTCTGTCGCGGGTCGCCGTTGTCGTCGTATTCGACGCCTGTATTATATCGCGTCTCGATTCGCAGAGTGAACGTCACTTGATATTGCGTCTCGTTGACGCAACGCACCTCCAGGTCCATCGGCTGATTGTAGGCAATATAGCCGTATCGCAGATAGTCCGTTTCGCAGTCCTGCGTCCACGACGGCTCATTCCGCCAAAACGACCAATTGCAAATCTCCGGGCCGGATCGAGCAAGCGTGAACACGCCGCCTAGATACTCGTCGCAAGTGTCGCACTGCCCGTCGGTAAGCAGTATCTCGACATCCCATTCCGTCGGCGCGTTGCCATTGCAGCAGTCTTCGCAAAAGTTTTCACAGCAACACCGAGCAAGCCCAAAACGATTTTTCACGGCGGGCACTCCGCGTGAGTCACAACCCACTTATCCTCATCATGGAAATATTGAATTATCAAATCCGATCCATTCTGAACATCGCCGGAGCCGGTAAGCCAATTGTAATTGACGGTGATATTTCCGCGACTCGTGCCGTTTACATATAAATCAGCCGAGCCGGTTCCGCCGTCGGTAATCGTCGTCGTTGCCCGTGCTTTTCGCACTGTCTGCTCATTGTGCCCAAGGTTGACAACGCACGTTTTGACGCCTGTTCCCGACGGCTTGTAAAGGATGCGAGCATAGCCGCCAAAGTCGCCTTTAAACTGCGTCGATCCTGCTTCAATGCGACAATGTGTGTTGTCGGCATCGACAACATTCACCGTGGCGACAACGGCGCCAGCGGTGACGCATCGAGCAATCGCCCCGCTCACTGTGTCATCCATTGTCACCGCGAACACTGGATCGGCCACACTGACGCCACGGGCCTCGCCCTTAAAGACGATCGCCCCGTTAACCGGCGGATCGGTGACGACGCCGTTAAGCATCAGCACAGCACCGGCGGATAGACTGCCGCCCGAATCGTTTCGCGCAAAGATAACATCCGGCTTTTGAATCGGCCGAATCCACCATTGAGCGCCGACACCGATGGCGTGAATCAAATCGCACACAACCGGAACGTCTTCCGGCAGGCTGGCTCCGTCCCATGTCCTGGCGACAATGGTTTTGGTCGAATTGCCTTTGGTTGTGCGGGCCTGCGTCCCAGGCGTGGCAGTGTAAGCATAGTCGCGAAGGCGCACGACGTAGACATTACCAGTCGTCGGGTATGTCGGAAACATCGAGTTCGTGCTGGTGAATCCCGTTACCGTACGAATAATCTCGCCTTCGCGCTGCTGCTGCTGTTGCTGCACAGCCAGCGTATCGGCGAGGGCTTTAAGCCGCGTATGGTCGCGCTGGATTCGCCGCAGCGACTCCTCGCTGAACTGCCGCATGTCGCTCATTATGTCGGGTTCTCGCTGATGCCGACCGAGACGACAAGCCCGGTGCCTTGCGTGCCAGTACTTCCGCTCGTCGTGATGACGACGTATAGCACATCTTTCGCCGCCAGCGACGCCGATGATACGGTGCCGGCCTGCTGCGTGTTGCTAGCGTCCGCGCTGCTGATCTCGACCGCCGCCGAGAGCACGCTGGCAAGCGTTCCCGATCCATCGACAGCCTTCTGGACGTCCACCGTGTATTTCAAGTCTCCGCCCGCCGGAGCGGTCGCCGGACGAATCCAAACATGGCTGATTGTCGCCGTGCCGTAGGCTAGGTGGATGGCCACGGTCTGCGTTGTCACCGTAGTTGCTGGTGCGATGGAGAGCACCTTTTGCGAGTAGTGGACGGCTTTTGTGTAGGCTAACCTGTCCGTCGTCAACGTCGAAAACACGGCGTTCGTGACGCTATTGGCCGGCAGTCCAACGGCCCCGCCAAAGCTGGCCGTGCCTTGCACTTCGATGTCCCCGCGAAACGTCGTTAAATCGCTCATGGCGCTACCTCCATAGCATCGGCAAGATATGTCAGACTCGTCAGCAAGAACGTCTCTTGCACACGATACGTGATTTTAACGGGTGCCGCGTTCGGGTCTTGCAGCGGCTGGCCCGCACCGTCTAGCAATTGCGGCGACTTAACCGGCGTGCCAAGCACCGGATCTAGGATCGGTGCCTTGATCGCTAGACCATCCAAGATATCGGTGAATGATACCGTCCCGCCCTTGCCATCGGGATCGCCTGCGGCGGCCTGTCGATTAAATCCCAGGTCGTAAAGCTGATAGGCCCAGCCATCTGGGTTGAACGCTAGCTCTAGCGTGATTTCTTTGTAATCTTCGATGGCGCGGACGCCACCTACCTCGATTGATTCACGTTTCATCTGCACGCTGATGTCCGTTAGTTTCAACGTGCCAGCCGGGAACGTGCCGTCGTACATCAAAAAGTCTTTGAACTTGGCTTTCTGATTCAATACCGAGCCGACCATTCCGAGGCGTGTCACGTCGAAAAATGCACGATTAACCCGAACATAGATTCGCGCGATTGGCTTGTCGATCTGAATGGGCGGCGAGTCAATGCGGTCGCCGGCGCTGTTCTGAACGCGGATCTTTTGCCCAATGGCAAACTTCTGAATCGGATGCGTGAATCCGCCGAGGTAATACGCTTCCTCCGCTGGCTCGCTTGTGGTGTTCCCAGCGATCCACACCAGCGGGCGGAAGTCGAGAGGATTTTGCGTTGGGTTGCCGTTGGCGTCAACCTGCTGCGCGGAGTTGCCGCCTCCGGCCCCGCCGGCCTGCGTCGAAAAGGTAAACGTGACTTCCCATACGTTCGCCGATCCGGCAACGTGCCGAGGTATGCTCACCTTCGTGCATTTTGCACTGCTGTCGGCGTCTCCGCCAAAGCTGTAGCTGCTGTTGAGCCACGGCCCATTCGCTCGGAAATACGCCGCGATCGCCGCCGGTCCGTCAGCAGTGCTTGACGTCTGCACACGGTAGACCGCCGTGTATTCCACGGAGTCTGATGTTACGTCGCCAGTCGCGCCGGCCCAATGAAGCGTGACGCTCGAAATGCTCATTTAGTAAAGCTCCACCGTTCCGACCGTGAAGGTTTCTTTGCTCTTGGTTTCTTGCAGGATGTCTTGCAAGAGGTCTCGCTGGCTCTTGAGCAGGTCGCGCATTTCCTTGCTGAACTCCGTGTCGGCTGTGCGAGGTGCGCCGGCTGTCATGGCCGCTATTTGCTGCTGTACGCTCGCCGCTTCGGCCGCTCGTGCTTGGTCGCGTTCCATGCCACGGCGAGCGTCCGCCATGGCTCGAAAGCCTTCCATCGTGTTCGCAGCCGCGGCCCCGACGCCTTGAATCTCCTGATTGAGTCCGGCGGCCTCCAGCCTCGCCTCCAGTAGATTGCTTCCAGCGTCGCCGATCGCTGCCGCAAACGTCTCGCCTGTGATGGCTCCCGCACCGAGGAGTTCTTGCAGTTCCTGCGCGGTTGTTGCGAACGTGGCTTCCGGCCCTTGATACTGCTCGAAGACTTGCTGGCCGCGTTGCAGTAGCTCGTTGTGTCGAGCCACGCCATTTATAACGCCATCCCATTGCTTGTTGGCCTCTGCCAACTTCGCGGCGTAGTCAGTCGCGCCGGCGGTTGCAGTCTTTGTTGCGTTGGCAGCCTGCTTGGCGGCCTCCGTGGTAGCCTGAACGGCTTCCGTGCTTTGCTGTGTTGCCTTTGCTGCGGTAGCCGCCACTCCACTAAACGCTTGCTCTACTGCCACTACAGCACCGGCCGCCGCGACGGCTGCGATAGCCAATTGAGCCCAGCCCTTCGGCCCCGAGAACGCTTGGAAAATCGCCTGTGCCGTCGTCATGGCCTGGATCGCGGTGACGATCGAGCGGAAGGCGGCGACCACGGTGCCAGAGTAGCGAATCACAAGAGCGAACGTGCCAGCGAAGGCGATGACTTGTGCGGCAGCCTTAACGGCCCGCCCGTCAAATGATCCAACCATGTCCACTAGCGATTCCATCGCCCCAACAACCGACGATGCCGCTGGCAACATGCTTTCGCCGAGCGATGTCGCCAGTGATTCCACGCGCCCCTTGAGCATCTCGAATCGCCCGCTAACCGTCTGGCCGGCCGCCTCAATCATGCCAGCGAAGCGACCGCCTGCCGATGTCGCATCGACTAACGCCTGTCGGATTTCATCAGCCGACACACCGCCTTCGCTCATGCGATCTTTGACTTGCGTCAGCGTCTCGCCTGTTCGCTTGGCCACCTCTTGCAGTGGATTAAATCCGGCATTGATGAACTGTAGCAAGTCCTGACCAGTCATCCGCCCTGCCGCCGACACCTGCCCCATGGCGAGTGCCAGCCCCGCGAATCGCTCTTGGTTGCCCATCGAGACATCGCCGAGCATCTTGACGACTGGAACCACCTGGCTCGCAGACATGCCAAATCCGAGGAGCGTACGCGACGCATCGAGCAGTGCTTGCAGCCCGAGGGGCGACACGATGTCAAATTCTCGAAGCTGAGAAAGAACGCTTGCCGCCTGCTGCGAATTGCCGATGAGGATGCCGAACTGCTGCTGCGTCTTTTGCAGATTGGCAGCTAGGCCCAAAGCCCATTGGCCCACGCCAATCGCCGACAGCCCGCCGAACGCCGCGCCAACAGACGCCGCCACCTGTCCAGCAACCGAGCCAAACGAACGCACGGCGGCCGACGCCTGATTAAGCCCCGCGAATAGCTGGCCGGCAGACGCCGACACCACAAACGACATCTTGCCAGCGTTAAGCGCCATTCTTCAGCGTCTCCAGTCGTGCGGCTTTGGCCTTCGCTAGCTTGTCGGCAATCTCTTCCGGTGACTCTTCTCGCGGCCAATGCGGCCACACCCCGCTTACGCCCTCGACGCCATGTAGGTGCCGCTGCGCGTACGCCTCGTGTCGCATGTCGGCCCGCACGTCGCCCCATGGCTCCTGCGACCAGTAGCGACGCCATCCATCAATCTGCGATGCCGACAGGCGGTCGCCAATCATATCCGGATGCTCGATGCCTAGGGCGAGAGCGAGACGATACGCCCACCGCTCGCCCTCTGTCAGTTTTTTGCCGGCTCGCCGGCCCCGTTGACGTTCATTGCCGCCTGTCCGGCAGCCATCAACACCATAGGCGGCCAACTGGCAATCTCGCGCCGACCGTCGTCGCTATCAAGCGGACACGTCCCGGAATCGTCCACGATCGACACAGACAGCACGAAGGCGAACAAGTCAAGCAAGGGCCCGCCTTGAATCTGATCGCCTTTAGCGGCTGCCTGCGCGTCTAGGATTCGTGTTGATATTTCGAGTCCGCTTTTTCCGCCGGCCTCGACAAGATCGAAGTCGAGACCCCTCGCGGCGTCGGTGAATCGCTCACGACGCCGCTTGATTGTGTAGCTCGCCACCTAGCCATCTCCTTACGTGAATGCCGATGTGCGCTGGATGGTAACATCCCACGCGTTGGGTTGATTGTGTTCGATCTGCGATGGCTCGACCTTGCTCACGAACCCGCTGAACGTCTGCACGGTCGGCGTAGCGTCGGTGTAGGTAATGGTGATCGTCTTGACTGCCTTTGAACCGAACAGCGTGTCGAGCGACGTTTGATCGGTGTCGTCTGGGTCGCGCAGCAAGCGGAACGTGAATTCGCTGTGCTTTTCGATGCCGGGAATGTACGTTTGCAGCGTTGCATCAAGCGTTGTGATATCGACAAGCTCACGATCCCGCATAGGCGGCTTCGCGTTGACAATCAAATCGATCGTTTTGGAATCGACGACGACAACCGTCCCGAGTCCGATGACTGGCGTAGGCATGTGCTAACTCCTAAGGAATGATCTGCACGGAAAGAGCGGCGACATGCGCCACGTCATCACTACTGACACTGCGAGGCACATAGTCGTCCGAGTGGTCTTCGACGAATATCCCTTTGACGGTCGAATCCGCGAACGATCCGCGATAGTTGTTGAGTCTGTCGCGGACGGCGTAGGCTAGCGTTTGCGCTTCGCTCAGGTCCTCGCTGACGCACTCGATATCAAAAAACTGCTCGTATCCCGATGGCGAGCCACCATCGAGCGTACGCGGTTCGTCCGTGCGCGATCTGCGAAACCACAGATAGGGCGGCGCACTTGATTCCGGCACCATGTTTTGATGAACGCGCTGGCCGACGATCGCGGTCACGCTCGCGCCCGCGATTAGAAATGTCCGCAGTCTTTCGGCGACGTCTGGCATTACTTCGCCGCCTCCGCTTCCGCACCACGGGCAAACGTCTCGCGGAATTTGGCGAGCGACGCCGAGACGTTTTGTTCGCCTGCCGGCCCAATAAATCGTCGCGGTCGCACCATGCCCGCGATGACCGCCTCCGTCTGGCCGGATCGCAGGAACCGCTTGCCGCGTCGCAGCAGCACGTTGTCCGCCATGGATGCGCCGGTGCGAGCACTGACCGCAATGCGATGACCAGACTCGACCAGATGCAAATAGTTGGCAGGCACTCGCCGACGCCCTCGCCATGTGCCTTGCACGTTGCGATCGGCGCCGACAACGCTCACCACAACGCCGCTTTGATACGTCTTTGTCTTGAGCACCAAGGATCGGCGTAGCAAGCCCGATCGATCAATAAACACACTGGTCTTTTTCGCGGTCGCTCGGATCGGTCTTGCGGCTGCGACGTTGGCACGCCTAAGCACTCGGCGACGAACGCCATTTTTCACGTTCTGTAATTTGCGAACGGCTTGCTCGATGCCCTGTATCTGGATGCTAACTTCCATCAACGGCCTCCGCGCAAAGTAGCTCGATGAGTCCGCGATCCTGCCCAAGATCGGTGATGTGTCCGATGTTTAGCCGGCGGTCGCCCCATTGCAGATAATAACGGACGGTGATCTCCGTCCCGCGTCGCCACCAGCCGCGCACAACGTGACTCGCTGTCGGGTAGGTCTGGCGAGCGTTGATAAGCTCCACTCCTGATAGCGTTCGGATCTCGCACGGCCACGCAATCGAGAGCGAAACATCGGCGCCAGTGACCTGGCCGCGACTGTCAATCGACGTATTAGGCCGCTTGATATCAACGCGTTGCCGCATTCCGCCTAGGCGGACCATCTGCGGCACGATGCGTGGCATTCTTGCGGCCATGTTATGGGTAGCTCACTCGCTGATAGCGACGAACCATGCGTTCGTACGCCATGGACTCATCAATCTTTTCTAGGCCTTCGCGGTCTTGGAATCGTCTCGCGATATCGACGAGCATCATTTGCTTGTACGCCTGCGGGATCGCTGCTTGCGTCGCGTATCCCGCGACAAACGTAATCGTCACGCTATTCGGCTCGCCCCTGGCGGTTGGCCAATCAGCAAGATACGCCAGCGTTATTTCGGGTTCCGGCTCGTTGTTGTCAAGCAAGTATTCCGACGCCGACATCGTAGCCGTCGAGCCATTTTCGAGCGTGTAAACGATGCTCGTAATGGATGTGACCGGGCGGACGGGAAGATAAATCTCCGTCTCGCCCGGGAAGTCGTCGAGCGTCAGCGTGAAGCTGCCGGTTGCCAGCACGACGCTGCAATCGTGCTCGACTTGCTCACGGGCGGCGGTTATAAGCCGCAGCAAGTGGGCATCGTGCGCGTTGTCGTCGTCGGCTAGCTCGACATGCTTTTTTGCCTCCGCGAGGGTGATCGGCTCGAACGCCGGCGCACCCACGCGGATCGCCTTTCGCTCGCCAGTTGTCATGGCTTACACTCGCAGAATGTTGCCGTAGTTGCGTTCCGACGCACTCACCGGGCAGTCGGCTGCCCGCGAAAGCAATGCAAATGCTGTAACGTATGTGCCAGCACTGCCATCGCCGCACGTTGCCACAAGATCGATGTACCGCTTGCGTCCGCGGAGATCGACCTCGAACGCAAAGCACTTGTTATCGTCGGTAGCGGACGGCAAGGTGCTTGTCGTGCCTGCGATGCCAGCCGAGGTGCCGTAGATAAGCCCTGTGATGTCGGCCGCACCACTCATGCCCGAATCGTCGGATTCTTGCAGCTTGAGGGCCGTCATAGCAATGTCGGTAGCACCGAGAACAACCAAGACTCGCAAGTAAGCGAATCCGGCAGTGTCGATGGTCGCGGTGGTCAAGCTGGCGTTATCGACGATCGCGCCCGGCGGCGTGATCGGCACGAATTTGTCATGTTGTGCAGCGTTCATTTTTGGCTCCGTTTTGTATCGCGTAAAATCTCGTTATGCATCGCACAAAATGCCGCGATGCATCGCATCATCGCGGCTTGGTTGTCATGGC